TTAAGGATTAGATAATGATAGATAAAAAACAAAGAGGAGTATTATCTCCAGAAAACTTAACTCAACATATGGGTAAAGCCTCTAAGCATTATAGTAGTTTATCTACTAAAAGACATACTATATTAGAAAGAGCTAGACGTTGTGCCCAATTAACTTTACCAGCACTTTTAACACCATCTGAAAAAAATGAAGCAGATGTATTAAAAACTCCTTATCAATCTTTGGGTGCTAGAGGCGTGAATACCTTATCGTCTAAGTTATTATTGGCATTATTTCCCCCTAACACCCCTTTCTTTAAAATGTCTATTTCTGATGTACAAGCTTTACAACTACAAAACCAAGCAAAAGAAATGGGAGCATCTCAAGGTAAATCATTTTTATCAAGTATAGATGAAGCTTTAACTAGATATGAAAGAATTGTAATTAGAGAAGCAGAAAAAGATTCTCTTCGTGTTCCTATATTTGACGCTTTAAAACAATGTGTGGCTACTGGTAATGCTTTATTATATGTACCTAAAAAAGGAGATATAAAAACTTATCCTCTTGATAAGTATGTAATAGAAAGAGATATGGCAGGTAATCCTATTAGATGGATTGTCTGCGAAAATATTGCTCCTAATGCTTTACCAGATGAAATAAAAGAAAGCTTATCTAAAAAAGACCAAGAGCAAGCAGAAGTAGAAATATTTACTTATGTCATTCGTAAAGATAAAGAAACTTATCATGGTTGGCAAGAACTTAAAAATGGTACTGTAATAGCAGAAAGCGAAGGATTTTATAAAGTTTCTGAATCTCCTTGGATTCCTATTAGATGGTCTTCTATTGCAGGAGAACATTATGGTAGAGGATTAGTAGAAGAATATCTTGGTGATTTAAATTCATTAGAAGCTATATCTAAAGCTATCGTACAAATGGCTGCAGTATCTTCTAAAATATTATTTATGGTTAATCCTAATGGTACTACTAAAGTAAGAGATTTAGCTAGAAAAGAGTCAGGTGATTTTGTAGTAGGTAATGTACAAGATGTTTCTACTTTACAAGTACAAAAAGCTAATGACTTTCAAGTTGCTTATCAAACTAAAAAAGGATTAGAAGAAGGTTTATCAGCAGCATTTCTATTAAACGTAGCAGTACGAAGAAGTGCAGAAAGAGTGACTGCTGAAGAAATTAGATATGTAGCTGCAGACTTAGAAGATAACTTAGGAGGAGAGTATTCTGTGTTATCTCAATCATTACAACTACCTCTAATTAAAGCA